CTACCAAAGTTCCGTTCTTAGAAACAGAAACTTGTGTGGTATCTGGTGGCAATACCACGGTATTCCCTCCGCTGATAGATAGGTCGTTGCCTGAAATAGCGAGTGTTTGCGTTCCTCCTCCACCACCACCAATCTCACTTGCAACCAACCGCCCAGTAATGCTGTCTATTTGAAGGTATTTATTGGGTTTACGTAAAGATGTATCGTAAACATAGAACCTACCAACGCTGTCAAATCTTCCACGATTTATATTGTTTGTTTCAAACGTCAAAGAACGTGAGTTATTAGTTCCTATTTTTAAGCCTGAACTAATTGTGTTACCATCATTCAACGCTGGTATTCCTGTTGTTTGAACCCAATTGCCTGACCTGAAAATATACGTTAAAGCGTTTGTTGCATTATATAAGAAGTCGCCTTGAACACCATCCGTAAACACCCATGCCGAACCGTTCCACTCCGCTATATCTTTAGCTTGTCCCACCCATGCACCACTCGGTGAAGTGCCTACTAAGTATGTGTCACCTGTTGCTGGACTTCCTGGCGGTGCATTCTGTGAGTTTAATACTTCATAACTAACAACTGTTGCGCTGTCTGTCTGTACATATATTCTATCCGTTAATGAGTCGTTACAATCAACAGCGTTTAAAATTTTATTCAACGCTACATTCAATTTAGTGCCTGTAATAGTTCTACTTCCATTCTGCGTAATGTTTGTGTTTACATACTGCCTTGCATCTGAAGTGCAAGTATCTTGACCCTTTGCAAAAAAGAAACTCAAAACAAATAAACTTAAAAAAATCTTTTTCATATTCATATTTTTATCCAAATTCTATATTAAAATCAATTCCAAAATCTGCAATCGAGTTATCTCTGTATAATGTTGCGTAACGTGCAACAGACCTCGTTTGAAAGGCGTTACTGTTTACCGTTAACGTATTGTCATAATAAAAAATGTCGCCCGTTTTTGGTACATAATCAACACCACTTACACCACTATCTACTACCAATTTAATTAAATAATCTAAAGTGCCGTACACCGACAAACATATATCTAAAACAGATTGACCGCTCGTTGCTCTATAACTCTGCATTTGGTGTAATTGTTACTTTCTCATTATCAACTTCTACAATTGGATTGTTAACCGTATATCCGTCATTTTCTAATTGTAATTTAATCGACCTCGCTAACACTTGTTCTTGACCTGTTGACTTAATATACTTATCAATTCCTACACCGTCTTGCGGATTTTCTTTCCAATGTCCAACGTCTGACTTGATAGTATCTTCGATATGCATTTCATCCGAAATTCCTACAACGAAATCACCATTTGAAATAAGCAAATCACCATCCGAACCACATAAATAATCTATCCTATTCGCCATGTGTTATTTTCGTATTTTCATAATCAGATTTATTAAAGTTCTGTAAATTAGTAGGCGTGTAACTACCACCACCTGCGATGATTCCTGTCTGTATTTTACCTAACTCAACATTCAAGAGCCTAACCATATCGTTTAACTTATCTGTTAAATCTTTAATTTTCACAAATCCGTCAAATGAACCGTCATTGAATTTTACAGAACCGTCTTTAATTTCAATAGATGTTTCGCCTGTAATTAAAAGAACTTTTTCTATCTCGCTAAATTGACAAATATACTTCACATTTTGATTATTGTGTGCTACTAAAATCTGGCTTCCGACCGTTGGAATAATCAGTAACCCATCGTCAATAGTAGCCATTAAACGCACATTTTCTATATCATATTCAGCATTGCCACCAATTACAGAAACATTGCATGTTCTTTTACTTTCATCAACAGAAATAACCTCACATTCAACTAATTTTATAGATTGCTGACCACGTGTGCCCGACATCGTTTCTATCGCTTCTTTTATTTTTCTATCTCCAGTCATTAAATTTTTTAATTATTTCGTCAATTTCTGTTTGTGATTTTGGTATCTTATAATCTAATTCAATTTCTTGTCTTAACCCATTTACACCACCTGTATATCTAACTGATTTTACCTTATAGTAACCGCTTCTCTCAGGTAGTGATTTATCTATCAAATACACATTGTCACCTTGTTTTACAAATGGAATACCAAATGTTGTAAAAGTGCCTCTATATCCGCTATAAAAGTAATCATTTAGCTTGTCTTTTGCACGCTGTATCAATGTATCTGCGCTTGTAACGTCTTTAAAAAAGAACGTCCTGCGCTCACCTTCTTTGTTTTCAGGAAATGATTTTCCTTTTTCTTTTTTTACACCTACTAACTCACCGTTTTTATTGTAGACCAAAACTTCTAAGCGTTCATTTTTAGTCTTTTTTTGACCGTCTTTTGTTTGTTTATCCGTCTCTATTTCATTGAAACTACACGCAACAGCCGATAATACAACGTCTTCACGCCTTTTGTATATTAAATCTTCTTCAATAATATTGTGTTGAAATACAAAGACCTTTTTTTGTTGCAATTCACGCTCAATTGCTATCGATTCATCATATACTAAAAACCCTATTTGTAATTCAGTGCCACGAAAAAACGATTCTAAATGTGCATTTTTACGCAAATCTTCAAGAACCTGCATAACAGTCATATTTCCCTCTATAATATAGTCGCCTATATTTGTTTGTGTCTTTTGATTTACGTTTATAACGCCTTTATACTCTGAATTATCTATGAGTTCCTGAATTATTTTTTCTACTGTGTATTTTTTACCACTAAAATAATTGTTTGAACCTCCTTTTGCTGGTATTTGTTTTAGCAAATACATATAATCTTCACACTCTAATGTAAAAGGCTTTTTACTTGTTACATTAGCTATAAAGCCTTCAAAAATAACGGCTGTACTAACTGTTTCTATGCCATTAGGGAAATACTTATATCCTGAAGTTACCTTAACTTTGTCACCACGCAAAAACGTAGGACTATCAGTGAATCCACCTATATTATTTATCAGTTTTTTACGTCCGTTTACGTCCGAATAAAAAACAGAATAAGGTAAAGTGATAGAACATTTATTAGTAAAGTTTTCCCAACTATCTGAAGCCTCAAATTCACATACAAAATCAAAATACAGCAAAGCATTACGCCCTGAAACTAATTTATCAGATTGCTGTATTTCTATTTGTGTAATTACGTTAAGCATTTAAAATGAATATTTCTTGTAAGCTGTCGGATAATGCTGTAATTGAAAATTTTTGATAAGAATAACCGCCCATTTCTTGCGGTAGGTCATAATCTTTAATAACTAAATAAGTAACATCTAAATTCTGTAAAAATGTAGATACTACTTGTAATGCTTTATTTGCATTCAACATTTTCTTGAACTCTCTAACTTCATCAATAGGATAATGGCCGTTTACGCCTGTAATAATTCCGTTAATCGTAACGACATAGTCACCTTTTCCTATCTCCTCTTTTACCGTTCCGTCACGACCTTGTATCTGTGTTGTAACTATATTTTTTTGTTGATTTACAGTCATTATAACAGCGTCAAATGTTACTGCTTTAAATGATGTCGTTTTACCGTAATTGTCAGTAAATTCGTCTGCTAAGAACTGTAAATTAGAAAATACAGGAGTACCTAAAGAAGATACTGAAACAGGTTTATCTATGTTTGTATTTTGATTTATTTGATAGTTACTGTCATTGCTAACAGGCGTTACACCACCAACAGGATATGGCGGTAACGCATTACGGATAACAACGTTTTGTAAGTTAAATTCTCTTTTTAAATCTGTAATCATCTTTCTGCAATTATCTGTGAATCATTTACAGCACTCAACATTACTTGAGTAACAATATCTTTTATTTTTTGCGCTCCCTCGCCTATCGTTGATGTTTGAACGTTAAATTCTTTAACCAATGAATCTATTGATATATTTATATTGTATGATTTTTGCCCTGTTACATTTGACGCCTTAGGCGTTTTAACGCTTGTCGTTGGCGTTGTTCCTGTCCCTGTTGGTGCAACAGCCGTAACACCCGATACACCATTTTTTACACCATCTTTAACGCCTGTCTGTATATTCTTTCCTATCTCAAATCCTTTTTGATAAGAACCTGAAACATCTAAATCTTTCCACGCACTTGCAACTTGCATAGCACCCTCTTTTATTTTGTCAGTATCTAACGTAAAAATACCTTCTAAGTAAGTACCTAAACCGCTTCCTGCTTGAACGACGAAATTAAACAAAGACTTAAGAACTTCCCAAACGCCTAATATAGAACCTCTGAATGTTTCTGATTTTTGCCATGCGTAATAAAGTCCACCTGCTAATGCTGCTAACGCACCTATAACAATACCAATAGGATTTGCATTTAACGCTACATTCAACGCCCATTGCGCTGCTGTCATTACCATAGTTGCACCACTTGCAATAACTAATGGAATTTGATACAACGCCCATGCGCCTGCCACAATACCAACTGCAACACCAAACGCCTCTAATTCTGTTTTATGTTCTTTAATCCAAGTAACGCCTTGTTTAAATAGTTCAATACCTAACTGCATTGCTGGTTTCAATTGAATCAACAAACTTGCAACCATTGCACCTATTTCCTCTTTTACATTTCCAAATTCGTGTGATAGTATTTGCATTTGTCCTGAATAAGTACCAGCAGCAGCAGCAGCAGAACCACCAAACTCTTTATTTAATTCTGCTAAAATCATTCTTTGCGCACCAGCTAAATTACCAGTATCTTGCATGTCTTTTATTACCTTTTGTTGGCTTTCAGAAAATGAAACACCAACACGCCTTAACGCTGCCATTCCTTGCGTAGGGTCTTGTAAAGCCTTACCTACTTGCATTGTAGCACCTTTTAAATCAGTACCCATCTTAGTCGCCAAATCTGCAATCGCAGGTATTGCATCATTAAATACAGCGTCTTTAATATTTGTAAAAGTAAGTAAAAGAGATTGTGCGCCTGTGATAGCATCATCATCAAATGTAGATACACGCATCAAACTTTCCGCCTGTGCGTCTAATGCATCTTTTGTTAACCCTGCTGCAAATCCTGTGCTTTGTAGAGTTGCATTAAGTTGCGCTGCTGCTTTATCACTTTCATTAAATGCTTCAACACTTGACTGTAAAAAATTACCTATTCCAATAGCAGCAAAAGCACCACCTGCCATAACAGCCAAATCTTTCATGGTAAAAGATAAACCCTTTGCAGCAACATCCGCTTCTTTAATTTTTGAAGTAAATAAATCCTTTAATGTTAGTGTATATTGAACGTCTTGATTTGCCATGTTATTTTAATTGACCTGTTCTTTTTAATGCGTATGACAATTGACATATTCTTTTCGCTATCTTATCATCGTCCATATCATCCGCATCTTCTTTAAAATAAAATAGGATTAACGCAGACCACTCCGTTAATCCTATTTCACTATCCGAACTTTCGACAATAATATTGTCAGCTATTTTTTTTTAAACTGATTAACCGCAGTCTTTACCATGTTATTAATCTCCATAACAACTCCAATGTAATAATCGTCATTATCTTTAATCTTCAAATAATCAACTTCAGGCAATAAGCAATCATCTACTAACATTTCACACGCACTAAAACCACCTGTAACAGCACTATCTAAAATTCTCAATTTTGCTGTTCTGCTTATTTCTTTTAAAAAACAAACAACCGTTTCTTCTTGTGTTTTGAAAACAACAGGAATAACTTTTGAATTATACTTAACAGTTAATTCGTCAACTTTAATTTGTATTTCTTCGTTTGTCATAATCTATCTTTCAATACCAGCAATTATTAAAGGAATCGTTACTAATAATTTTGTATCACCTTGAGACGCATCTAATGGATTTTCTAAGAACTCTACCGATTTTAATACGTCTTTTTGGTCAGGTGCAATCGCATTAGCACCGTATAATACTTGAATATCAAATGGTGGAATTGATAATGGATTTCTATTAAAAGATGCTGCGATAATTCTTTTCCATTCATCTAAATAAATTTCAATAGAACCCTCATATTCAACGTTACCATATCCACGACTTACAGGCTCTGAACCTGCGCCATAGTTGTTCTCTTTCTTTTGTTTTGCATTATAGCTTATTTTGGTAATTCCAACAACAGGAACGCCAAATAATACTACTTTAACACTTGCCCATGAATAATTTATGCCATTAATTAAAGGTGTTGCCATTTTATCTTTTTTAAATTGATGTTACAAATCCGATGTTTACTTGAATCATTCTACTAACTCCTTTTGGCAATAATCCAATAGTAATTATAATTTTGCTTGTTGATAATACGTCCTGTGATGGATTAATAG